GATCCATGATATCATAGTCTGAATATAATTGAGTACGTAAGTATTGGTAATTTAGATTTAATTGTTGTCCGTAAAGTGAAGATGCATTAGTTGAATAGATTCTATTGTATCTATCCATTAATGAGTTAGTAGCGATATCACCAGTTTGTTGTATGGTGTTAACGTCCATTACTTTTAATTGATCACCACCCTGATTTCTCATCACTACATCAGTAGAGAATAGTCGTTGTAATCGTGAAAATAAGCCTTTGTCTGCCATTTTATTATGTATTATTAATTATAAATATTATCGTATTAACCAACTAATGTCTTCGTCTCCACCTATTCCGTTTTGTATACTGTATGGGTTAGGAACATTAGAACCATACGCTCCTGTAAATCCTGTTCTATTAACAGACATATTACTTAGCGTTGCTCTAGACATTTCTAGGTTTTGTGATTTAAATCTTAATGATGTATCTCTTAAATACATTCCAATTGCAAAACTCATAATTAAGTCATCATTGTATCCTGATTGTGCTTCAGCACGACCATTTTTCCAAATGAATACTTTCATTTCTTCTAGTAAACGTTTAGATTGAATAACAACACTTTTATCACCTATATACTCTCTAAATTTATTAATTACTAAAGGACGAGTTTTCAGTGATGTTGTAAAACCAGGTACTAATTTTGAATTATCCATATATTGGTCAAAATAAGCATCAGCGTTATTACTAGCATCACTTTTAGGTGAGAAATATAAATTCTTATATCCACGTTCTTGAATTGCATCTAATGCTGACCAACCAATATTAGCATTTTCTACTACTAATAAAGCTTGGTTATATTCTGTAGCTAAACCAACTAAGAAAAATCCAAATTCTTTAGGTGGTAATTGACCTTTATATTCTGCTACCTGTGTATTAGATTCAACATGTATAACATGGGCTGCGGAAAAATCCTTGCCGTCACCCCGTGCTACATCGGCTATAACCATATATGATTGAGTGTAGTCCGCCGGTTCCCATATCCATAGATTACGGTCAACTCCGCGACGTTCTAGCGGTTCTTTTATTGTAGTTTGAGATATAAATTCAATCCATTCTGAATAGAATACAGTATCACCTGAAGTACTAAAATCACAATCACACTCTTGAGATGCTAATCTAGGATCACCTAATAATTCGTCTTGTTTTTTTCTCCATGCTTCATTTCTTTCAGGATGGACAAACCAAGGTAATTTAATAGGTAAGAAATCGTTTTGTTGTGCTTCAGCCTTAACCCATGTTTGATGGAACCAATTACCTGTACCATAAGGAGTAGATAATACAATAGCACCACCACCTGTAGCTAAGGTTTGTTGAGCAGAAGCCCAAATTGTGTCAATACCTTCAATAAATGCGGCCTCGTCAATTAGTAGCAAAGATACAGCTTCAGATCTACCTGCGTCACCAGCAGCTGATACTGCTTTAATTTGAGATCCGTTATTTAATCGTAATGTAAGTTTATTATTTTCGTCTGCTTGTACTTTTAACCATGATGGTAAATTTTCATACATAAATTTTACCTTAGTTACCATATTTTTAGCAGTTTCTTGCTTTGTAGCGATACAAAGTACATTTTTATCTTTATGGAATAACATTAACCATAAAGAATAACCAGCTGATAGTGTTGAAATACCTAATTGTCTTGATTTAAGTACTATACTGTATGGATTGTCTTTCCATAAATTTAATACTTTATCCTGGAATGGATATAGATTAAACATGATTCTTCCTCTTTGAGGATGTTGGATATAACAGTATTTCTTCATAAAATGAGCCGGATCAGAGGCACATTTTACATATTCCTGTCTTATAACTTCACGTAAGTCTTGACTCATATAACTAGTAAAATACCAACAAAAGCAATAGAACTAACTATAAACTTTAATTTGAATTTTTTTATTTGTTTTTGGTAATCAGTAATAATATTATCTTTATATTCTAATTGTTTTTGACGATCTATATCAATTTTTTTATATAATGAAATAGATGTGTCTTGATTTTTTATAATAGAATCTTGATTATTTGTAATTGTAACTAAAATATTAATTGAATCTCTAACTACTATGATTTGATTTTTAAGATAATCACGTTCATTTTTTACAATTAAAGCGTTTTTTAATGTTTTAGCAGGAACTGTAACTAAATCCTCAGTTGAAAGCGTTTGTGAACTCACTAACAAGGGCATCATTAGACAAGTTATTAATACGATTATGTTCTTCATTGTATTTAGTTTTATATAAATCGGCTTTATATTTTAAACCCGATAATTTTGTTTTATCTTCTGTTACTTGTTTTTTATAAACAGTAGTAACTGAATCTAATTGGGCAATTTTAATTTTAGTAGAGTCAATATTTGCCTGTAATGAATCTATTTTATTAGTTAATGCTTCATTTTCTTTAGCCAAACGGAAATTAGGATTAATGTTAAGAATATTTACAATTAATAACACTAATCCTATGTATCCTAAAAATTTAAGAATTTCTTTATACAACATCAAATTCAAATTTGTCCTTTAATGCTTCTAATTCTTTCTTTTGTGCTGTTTTTTCTTTTAATTTAGCTACAATTGAAGCTTTTTCTTCACCTTCAGCCTTTTTATATTCACCAGCTAATTCTTTCATTTCTTTTTCTACTTGAATTAAGCCTTTTAATACTTTATCTAATTTAGAAGTACGTTTAGTTAATTTATCAGCAGCTTTAGATGCTTGTTTATCAATATCTGTTTCGTCTGGTGCTGAGTCTTCGTCTCCTGCTTTATAGTAGTCATCAGCTTCTTCTTCACCTGTGTTAATATCTTTTTCTACTGCTTTAACTGCTTTTTCTATTTTTTCTTTAGATGGTTTAACAGCTGCTGCTTTTGGAGCGGCTCCACCCATTGATACTACACCTTTGTCTTTTAACATACCCATTAATTCTCTGAATTTAGGGTTGTTAATACTAGCTGTATCATTTAAACCAAATTCTTTAGCTACATCAGCTACTGACATTTCACCTTTTTCTAAAAGATATTCTAATGCTTTTTTAACATTACCTTTAGCTTTTTCAATTAATGAAGCTAATTCATCTTTCATTTCTTTATTTAAAATGTAAGATACTTTAGCACGAGCCATTTCATTTAAATCATTTTCATTATTAGATAATGACATCATTAAATCTTTTAAAAGATATTTAAAATCTTTATCTTGTAACCATCCTCTTGTATGAGCATAATAATCATAAACATCTTTAACTGAGCTTAATTTTTTAATATCCTCAATAAATTCGTCTGGATTTGGAGATACTTCTGATTCAAACTCATATACTGTTTGTTGTAATGGAGTTAAATCATTAACTTCTTCAGCTACTGCTATTGGTTGTCCTGATTTTTTAGCTTGATCAATTGCCGCTTTAACTGTTGCTGGTGATGTTTTTTCTGATTTAGCTATTGTAGTAATATCATCAGTTGTTGTTTGTGGACCTACCATAGTAGCTTCACTAAGTGCACCTATAATTTCTTCACGTATAAAAGATTTGAATTCTTTGATTTTCATGTTATATTTTTCTGATAAATATTATGAAAATATTGTCTCTTTAACTTTTTTAACACGTTCTTCATTAGAACCGCTAATTTCTACAAAATTTTTCATACGATGTGAATATCTATCAGCAATTCTTTGAATAAAGAAATCAATTGTTTTTCTAAACTCATTATCAGTTTCACGTACTCCGTTATTTTCCATAACTGTACCAATAGGATTTACATAAAATATATAATCATATTGATTAACAAACAATTTAGCATAATCTTCAAACGCTTCTTTATCTAAAACATTAATAGATTTAGCACATTTTGCAAATGCTATAACATCAATAACTGTTCTATCAGTAATTAATTTAGGGCGCATTAATTCACTAACACGTTCCGCTAAAAATATAGTTTGACCATTTAAAGTACTATCAGTATTTAACGGAATACCTAAATCTTTTAAATATTTACTACGTTCAGTTGTAACATAGTAGTCTTTAAATTCAGGTAATTCACCTAATGATTTTACTAATGTTGTTTTACCAACACTCATTGTTCCACAAAAACCTATTTTCATATATTATAATGTATGTAAAGTCTCTAATGAGACCAAGTTGTAATTAATTTGTTTAAACTCTAGAACCAGCTGCATTGCCAGTTGATGATTTGAACCATGGTAAACCTTCACGTTGTTTACAATGTTCTTTAAATAACTTTTCAGTATACTTAATACCATATAAATAATACTCACGTTTTTTTCTTTCACCTTGAGGTATTAACGCGGGTCCATCCCAGTTATGATATTTACCTTCCCAAACATATGCAATTGTTCCGTCTGCTTTAGTTAATTTTTTAGTTGGTTCAAATTTCTTATTTTCCATATATCTAAATATAACATCCAATTAGTAGGAGGCCAAACTTATACTGCGAAACTTTCACCACATCCACAGGTTCGTGTTGCATTTGGATTATTAAATTGAAATCCTTTACCATTTAAACCGTCTGAAAAATCAAGCTCTGTACCTGCTAGATATAAGAATGATTTCATATCTAACACTAATTTTTCCCCGTTATCTTCAAATTCTTGGTCACCTGATTTAATAGTATTGTCAAAGTCTAATTTATAAGATAAGCCAGAACAACCTCCACCTTGTACTGATACACGGAGGAAGTATGTTTCATCAAAATTAGATTCTAATTTGATTGCTTTTATTCTATCTCTAGCTTTATCTGTTATTAACATTATATAAACATTAATCTTCAGTTTCTTTATTTTCTTTACCTTTATCGGCTGTATGGAATTGATATCCAAACACAATTAATACAATGTTTTTAATTAATTCAAATAACCCATTACTCATTTCCGGAGTTAATAAAAGTGTTTTAAATGACACTAACTTATCAACTAAAAATAAACCTAAAAATGCTGTTAACATTAAAGCAACAAATCTAGTTAACCATTCTTTTTGTGATAAATGTCCGCTAATTTTATAATTAACAAACCAAATTAATCCACCAACAAACGCTAGTGATAAAGTAACACCAAATATCATTGGTAGAAGTCCTGCGGTATATAAATCCATATTAGTTATTATTGTATAATTTTAAGGTTCCACTACCTATTTCATAATTAGATAGTTCATATAATACATATGATTGATTTTCAATCCAATCTCCTGTATTAATATATCTAATATTGTCTATAGTTCTGTCTACTGGTGTATGAATGTGTCCACAAATAACAGTATGACAATTACGTTTCTTAGCTTGTCTGACCATTTCCTGCTCATAATCAACCATAAAGGAAACAGCTGCTTTAACATTATCTTTTAAATACTTAGATAAACTTGTTTTTTTATTGATTTTCTTTAATAGTCTGTCAATAACAATAGCAGCATCATAACCAATTGAGCCTAACATACCTAACCAATGCATTTTAATAATGCCATCATATTTGTCTCCATGACAAAACCAAATACCACCTTCAATAAATTCGTCTACTATTTTAATATTACCTAATTGCATAGGTGTATATTTTCTTAAAAATTCATCATGATTACCTGATATCCAAATAATTTCTTTTTCTTTAGATATTTTAAACAACTTACGTATTACTTTGTTATGTTCCGTGCTAAACTTCTTATAACGCTGGAATAACCATCCATCAATAATATCGCCTACTAATATTAAGCGGTCATATTCTACAGTTTTAAGTAAATTTATAATGGCTTTAGTATTACAACCTTTAGAACCTATATGTAGGTCAGACATTACTAATGTTTTCATAACTTAATTTGATAAAAGTGCTTTAATTGTTAGGTATAATTTTTTTTAACTTAGTACTTGAAGTACCAGGTAGTATCTTCCAATTTGGAAATTGGTTTATATTTTTCTGTAAATAAGCATTATATAAACGGTCACGCTGCTTATCAGCGCCTTCTTTATCAGAATTAACACCTATCCAACTAATACCAGATACATTTTTATTATTTGATATAAAGTTTTTAAAAAATTTAACTAAAA